GTAGGTGTACCAATATCTTTACTATTACCAAGAACTCTACCACTAAAAGTATCTGTCGATAATGGAGCAGAACTAAATGTGATCGTGCTACCTGATATAGCATAAGCTGAAGTGTACTGTACGACACCTGAGATAGATATTAAAGCATTAGCATCTGTCTGAGGAGTAACAGCAGTACCACCACTTGTTAAGTTAAATGTTGTTAATGATCCATTAAAACTAGAAGCTATATCATCTAGGATTGTATATTGTCCGTCTGTAGGAGCTGTTCCTATGTATGCCATTATGCTAATATCTCCATAACTGTTGCATTAAATTTAGCAGAATTACCAAAATTAACTGTATTACCACTTACTTTTACATAAGGGGTATATGTTACTGCACTAGTTGTACTAGGTGATGATAAATACTGCCAAGAGGCAACATCATAGTTTCCTGATGAACTTTGATAACCAGAGTATCTACTTATTTCTCCTGAATCATCTCCATAACCAGCACCACCAACATCTTTATAAATGTTCATAAAAAATCCTGTGTTAGCAGAATTACTAAAAAAAGGAAAACTTACAAAATAGAATACTTTTGATCCTGTAGCAGAAGGAGTTATTGCTACTCTACATGAAGTATTTAATTCAGTTAAAGAGGTTGATGTTATATCTTGATTTAGTGTTATTGATGTTGTAACTACTTGTCCTACTTTACCTAAACTAAAATTTACTTTATCTGAAGTAACTGCATCATCAGCTATCTTAGCTGTAGAGATAATACCATCTGTTATATCATCTGCTGTTAATGCCGCATCAGCTGGTTTTACACCAATATAAGACATTCTATGTAATCTCCATTATTGATAATGCTGCATCTATTTTTGCAGATACAGAACAATCAATTTTCATTACATCAGTAGTTTGCATAATTTGTTTTAAAGGAATAGTTAAAGTTCCACCAACTGGAACAGGTGCATTTTTAACTAAATAAACAGTTTCGTTTGTTTCTGTATCTGATGTATCAGACACTAATTGAACACTAGCGTTAACAGCAGCTGTATGAATATTACACAAAGTTAATGATAAACATACTGCGGTTGTACTACTCGGTACTGTATATAATGTGAGAGGAGTTCCAGCACTAGATGGCATTGCTCCGTTTGTTTTTGTTTTAAAAGTATTAGCCATTTTATCCTTTCTATCCTAAAGCTATAGCAAGAGCAGTTGGATCTGTTGCACTTATTGTTAATGTTTCATTACCACCATCATTACCTTCAGTAAATGTAACAGCTGTTCCAGCTACTAGTTTACCATTAAGAAATCCAGCAGTAGTATCGTTAGAACTAACTTTAGTTTTAACATCTGTGTCAGCAGTTATAGTCTGCCAAGACGAACCATCGTAATATTTAAGAACATTTGCACTGGTATTAAATGCGAGATCTCCAGCATCAAGACTAGAGCTAGGATCGCTTGAATCTACTCTATATCTATCAGCAAAACTATTTACTCCACTAATATTTGAAGCAACAGTATTAACATTTGAAATTGATCCAGCAACAGTAGCAATATTTGTTACAACACCACTAGCTCCTAAAGTTGCCATGTTTGTTACATTTGCACTTGTTGCTAATAAATTCATATCAGTTACGATATCTGAAGTTGCAAGAGTATTAAGATCACTTACAATATCAGAAGTTGCAAGAGTATTCATATCAGCAATAACATCACTATCAGCAAGTAAAGCCATATCATTAATGACATCTGTTACTGCCAACATTGACATATCAGTTACAACAGCACTTGCAGCTAAAGTATTAATATTTGTTTGATCAGAAGATGATGGTGTTGTTCTTACCCAGGCACTTCCTGTGTAAACCATCATTACATTGTTTGATGTATTAAAATATAAAGCACCAGTAACTAAACTATCTCCATCATTATCATTAGATGGATCAGAAGATTTTGCTCCTAAATATCTATCATCAAAATTATCATAACTTGCAGCAGCAGAAGTGGCTGATGATGCCGCAGCAGTAGCGGAAGATGCAGCATTTGTAGCTGATGTAGATGCATTGGACTCTGATGTAGCAGCTGCTGTTGCTGAGTTAGCTGCAGCTGTAGCAGATGAGGCAGCAGCGGTTGCGGAGGAAGCTGCATTTGTTGCGGAGGTCGTTGCTGATGCCGCATCTACAATCAGATCCCATTTAGCGGAATCTGTATTTGTTGTCAATGGTTGTGAACCACTAGACGTATGAGCTGTATTAGCTAAGAAGATATTATTTGTTGATGTGTCTTTGACCAGATCTCTTTGTTCATATGAAGTTGATGCAGACCAATTACCTCTAAATGTACCTATTTCCTGAGTAACAGCTAGTTCACCAGAGCTATCAAATGCTAATATCTTATTAGCTCTATCTGTAGCTCCTACAGTAAATTCTGTAGAAGTCATTGTATTTGTCCTAGATAATTTAAGAGATCTGTCTACAGACTCTGATATTTCTTGAGATACTAAAATACCTTTATCAAGAGCTGCTTCATGTGTTTCTGCTGGGAAAGGATCATTAGCTACATAATCAGTAGATTGTGTCTTTGATGTATTTCTGCGAATAACTAAGGTTTCTCCAGATGCTGGAGCTGAACCCATAGTTACAGTACCACCACTATTATTTTGAACACCAGATACTGTATAATGTGTTGTTAGACTTTTAACTGTTTCTGTACCATTTGCTGCTCTAATGATTACTTGTAAATCAGTTTCAGCAATAATATAGAATGAAAAAGCAAAAGCTGTAGTAGATCCATTACCAGAGTACGAATTTTTAATTGCTGTGCTAGATATTGTCATAACTTATGCCTATTAACTCCTTATAACATATCATATTATTTGTCTATCATTAATTAAAATGGATATTTGCTAGGTAAATTATCTCCTGGACTCCAGAAAAATTCTGTACCTTCTTCTTTTCTTACCCTTTTGATTAATCTTTTTCTTTTCTTGTAATACTTAGGATCTATAAATTTAGAAATATTATCAAACACCCATCTTTCTAATGCTAACCTGGCATACCACAATGATCCACCAGGAAAGTTCTTTTTTATTAAATCTGCTAAATCACCGCCATAATTAACATCTTTACCTTTAATTGTACGCAGTGCATTACCAAAAGTAAAATCTAGTATCTCTAATCCTAACATTGGTATAGATCCTAATATAGTACCAGCTCCACCTTTAGCTCCACCATATTGTGTAGAAAATAAGAAATCACCCATAAATCCTAGACCACCACCTCTTAATAAATTACCTAGTGCATATGATGCATATTGATCTTTGTTTAGTTCTGTAATCGGTGTTGGTTCTTTACCTTTTGCAATCTGTTTCATTTCATAAGCTAATGCACCCATGATTGTTGTAGATATAATTAAATCAGTTAGATACCCAGCTTTCTTAAAAGCTCCTTTTCTACCCATACCTTTGGTTATATGACCAAACATAAAGGCTAATGGAAACTGTTTAAATTGTAAAAAACTTTTAACAAATTCACCCTGGACAGTACCTGGTCTAGCTCCTCCAGCAACAAGAGATCCTCGTAATGTTGATGCGGGAACAGCAAAATCAATAATGTAATTGATTGTTCCTTGGAACTTAGAAAAGACATCCATCGCCTGTTCTTCTGTTAAATCTTCTAATTTAAAAATATCTGATGGTCGTAAAAACTCAGCACCTTTGTTAAGTGCATCATCAACACCAGCATCGTAGATAGGAATACGTCTAATAATATCCCATTCTCCACTGTTAATATTATTTATTTCTAATAGTTGTTTAAATTTTGCATTCTTCTTACCTAACTGATCCCAGGTTAAATTTGCATTTCTGGCAAAGAAAGCCATTGTTTCCATACCAACACCCCATCTACCCGCTTGTGTTAGCCAGGATAATCCAGATGTTCTTAATATAAAATCAGCTACTCTCCTGGTAACTTCTGGTCTTTCAATATCATCAGATGACACCCTGGCTAAACCAGATGCTATTGTACCCCAATGTTCAGCTACCATACCCGATGATGCAGCTACTTTAATTCCTGTTGATTTATCTTGCCGCCATCCATTCATAAAAACTTTTGCATTTCTAAACATGGTTTTAGCAGCTGGTAATCCATGAACTCTAGCTGTTATTCTAGTTAAGTTAAAATCACCTAGTGCCATAAAGGATGCAGCTCCTAGATACATCGCTGTAGTTAAATCTCGTAAGCCACCCATAGATCTTGCAAACTGATGATTGCCTGGATCTAATAAATCACCATTAATTGTGCGATATGCGTCATCTACCTTAACCATATCAGATTTAAGTTTATCTAATTTTTTCTTTAATTGTTTCGTTGTTAAATTAGGAGTATCAGTTACTAATTTTTTTTCTGCAGTAAATTTCATCCAGGCTATAAATTTATCTGGATCTGGACTTAGCACACGCATCATCGCTATATCCCTGGACATATTTTTAATATGACCTACCATTGTATCAAAGACATTACCTTTACCAAATTTTTTGTTGTAAGCATCCCAGGAGTCGTAATCTTTAAATTTTATAAAACGATGATCTAATCTTCTGTTAGATAATTTAGAACTATAGGCTTTTACCTTTGTTTTTTTAGAATATCCAAAGGTTGATATTGTATTGTAAACATCAGTAAGAGCTATCTCTAGCTGCTCTGGACTCATTTTTTTACCAGTGCGATAATCAATCATCTGGTCTAAATCCAACATATCATTTTCTAATAAGAAATCTCTCCAGGCTTTATACCCAGCATCTCTAATAACTAATTCATTATGAGATTGTGGAAGATGCCAGTTTTCTAATTTAGGTATTCTACCACCAGCATCATTAAACATTCTCCTGGCTGTTTCTGCAGTTTCTATCCAGGCTCTAGCTAATTCTTCTGCAGCTTTATTTCCTGTAGATCCAGGATTAAAGATTTCTCTACCCATTGTTACTAAGGTAGCTTTGTTTCTTACCCCTCCTAAAAAGCCATGCCTAAACTTTTTTAATATTTCTGAATTAATACTATTTAATCTACCCTGGACTACTTCTATTTCTTCTTCAACAGATTTAATACGATTTACACCTTCTGGATTTTCCCATTTCATTAACTTTTGTTTAATGACAGATCCAAAATCTACATCACCTTTTTGGTTTGTAAATCTTTCTAACTGAAATTCAAACTCTTGCTGAAGTCTAAGTGTATGTTTTCTTTCTTTTATTTTTTGTGCAGCATTTACTTTCATTTGATTGAAAGTATCTAGTCCAGCTTGTTTAGCAGCTCCTTCTGATCCCATACCTTCATCAATATATTTTTTGTATGTTTCATCATACTCATTGAGAAGATCTAATTGTTTTTGATCGTCTAATAATCCTTGTGTTTTAGCACTAACAATACAATCACGAAAACTCATTTAAGACCTGGACATCCTTCTAAAAAGTCTATTGCTTTTTTATCTTTATTTAGATCTAGTAAAACATCATTTGCTGTCTGTGTAATGACATTACCATTAGCATCTACATCAGTTACTATTTGATAATCTGGATCTAATTTAGCAAAGGTTTCTTCAATTTCTGCTGTTTCAGTTCTTGAATAAGGCTCTCCACCATCTGGTTGTCTACTTCCTCCATTTGTTTGTGCCTTTCCACCGATTTCTTTCGTAACTGGTCTTGTTCCTTCAACGTTGATTTTTTCGTAGCCATCGGCTAACTCCTTTCCTTTTGTGTAATTTTGTAAAGCACCTTTATAGGCATCCTTAATATATTGAGGATCTACAAATCTGCCATCGTTATAGATTCTTTTTACATTTCTGGTAATAGCGGTAGCTTCATCTACCTCTACATATTTGACAACTAAAGTATATCCAGCTTCTTTTGCTAAATCAACGTAATTATCAATAGTTCTACCACTACTGCCAACAATAGGTACTATAATATTATCTCCATTATTAAAAGCTTTTGCTAAAATTAATTTTTGTATAGCTTTACTTTCTTCGTGTAAAGCACCAGCTCCATTACCTTTGTCGTAATCTTTTGCAAAATTAGGATGTTCTTTAACAAAATCTGAGTCGATAATAATAGCACCTAATTCTTTTTGTTGAGCTGCAGCTATTGTTGATTTACCAGATGCTGGTAATCCAATAAACACAGTCATTTCTTTGTTTTGTACTGCTGCACCTTCTCCATACAAATCATCAACAACTTGTTGCCATCCTCTTTGTTGTTGCCAATTTTCGTCAAAAGTACCACCAGCTCTATTAATAGTAGTTTCTTTGCTAAGAGATACTTCTCTTAGACGTACTATTTCTGGATGATCTATTAATTCATCAGCCTGGTTCTTTAATACATCATCTGGTAATTCTGATATTTCAGCTAATGTTTTACTTTGTATTTCTACCCTGGCTGGTTCTTTTGGTGTATCTAATTTATTAGCAACACGAATGTCATTAATCGTGTTTTCTACAGATCCATATTCTTGATCGTATTGTTGTTTACCATCGTGAACATTCTCTGAATTTTTTAGGTTTTTGTTGGCTTCTGTTTCTTTAGGGATATTTGGTTGCTCTTGTGTATATCCTTCAGATAACGCAGTGCGTTCAACTCTGCCTGGTGTAACCCTGTCAAGATCGCCATTTTTAATTGCTGTGGTGATAGCTTCTTTAAAAGATTGGACTGCTTCTTGCTTATTCCCATCTTTGAAAAGTTTGGCTGCGATGTTAAGCTCATCTGATATTGCTCCTTTCATGTTAGCAAGTTTAATAATCTTCTCTATAGCCAAAGCACTTTCTTCTAAGGCTTTTTTATTAAAATCACTATCTAGTTTGTTCTTACCTTTTTTTAATATATTTGCTTCATTATTAACTAAAAATCCAGCAATATTTTTATCTTTCTTTAATTCTTTGATTGCTTTGTCTAAGATCTCTGCTCTTTCTTTAATTAATAATTCTTTGATTGTTTGTGTACCAAAAAGATCTTGGACTTCTCTAGTAGATACACCCTGGCTAATAACATCCTGGATAGCTAATCTTATTTGTTGTTCATTAGCAAAATTATTTTTTGTAATAAAATCCATGACCTGGATATGTAAATCTGGATCTTCAACAAGATCTCCAACAATAGCAGCTATCTTATCTGGTACATTATTGTTTAAATAATATTGCCAGGCTTCTGGACTAAGCTTTGATAAACCCCTAGCATTTTCCCATAATACAGATCTAGGTGATATTTTACCCTTAATAGCCTGGACGTAATCTGGTTTGATTTTTAAGATCTTTGCCACATCAGCAGCACTAGCTGTACCCTGGTGTACGTTTAACATCATCGCAGCTACCATTGTATCTTCTGGTGTATGACCATCAACTTCTCTGCGTATGGTTGCTAATAGGTAAGGTTTTTGTTTACCCATCGCTTTTATTCTTTTTGCAAGAGCTAGTCTTTGATGACCATCTGCTATTACTTTTCTACCATCAGCATATTCAAACACCATAACCACATTAGCAGCATCTTGATCCCATTCTGTTATACCTTTGAGTTTTGGTGATACCCCTGTTTGCGGATCTATTTCTTCTGTTTTAAATTGAAATACATCTGGCTCTACTTCTATCTCATCTGGATCTAATCTTACTTCTCTAATAACATTAGAATTGTTGTCAAAATTTTTTGTATAATCTATTGGTGTTCTGGTTTCGTCATTCAGTTTATTTTCACCAGATAATAATCCTTCACCAGCATCTTTAACTCTTTCATTGTGTTCTTGTTTACCTCTTGGTGTGCTTTCTAACGGATTGGTTGTATCAACTAATTCATCACCTTCGATAACTTGCTGTGCTGTCTTAACTGTAGGTGTAACTCCTCTTGGTGAGTTTTCTATAACAGTTTCTAAAAACTGTGCTTTTTCTGCAGTATTAAATGTTTCTATATTTTTATTAATATATTCCATAACCTTGGTTGCATATGCATCATCCAGGATAGGAGCTTCATCTATTAATTTATCTATTTCTTGTGCTAGTGCTTTTGCTTTACCATTTGGAGTAGCTCTTAATATTTTAGAATAACCTTTAAAAAAGGTTGTTATTGTTCCACCTAATGCAGCGGTTGCTAATGCACCACCTCCAGCTGCAAGAGCTATAGCTGCAGATGCTTCTTTCCATCCATAATCAGATCCTAGCCTTTTATTATAACTAACAGCTCTGGACTGTATGGCAGTTTCATATGCACCCGCTATAACAGCTTCTGTAACTGCAATTCTAACAATACCCATTAAAGTTCCAAAACTTCCACCAGATGCAATAGATACTGGTAAACTTTCTATAATTAATGGATCTTGAAATATAGCTAAACCACCACCATAAATAGATGCAGACAATGTACTACCATCATTATACTTTTGACCAATAGCAGCTTCTTTTTCTAATTCAGCTAATTCGTTTTTCCTAGCATTTTCATAGTATGAATAATCTCTAAAACCACCTAATTTACTGCCTCTTTGTTCTGGATTTTTTTCAAAGTATTCTGAAATTTTACGATTAATGTATTGTTGTTTTGCTCGAAGATGGTTCATAGATGTGGCACTACCAGTGTATTCCCCAACATAAGATCCTCCTGGATCAAACTCTATATTGTTTGCATACATAAATGGTTCGTCTACTTCTGCTACATAATCATTCATGTTGTAATAAATGCCAGTTAAACTAAAAAAATCTTGTGTAACTTTATCCATATCTTCCATGACATTAATCATTTCAGAATTAGAGTTTCTAAAATTATATTGTAAATCGTATTGAGTTTTTGCTATTTCATCGTCTAGTCTTGGTCTAGCTATTACAGTTTTATCACCAAATTGATTATTTCTGTTTGGTCTGTCATAAACATTATCTGTAAAAAAAGATGTTTTGTTTGTTTCTGATATTTTAAATTGTGCCATAGTTTTTTAAATATTCTGCTTCTTTTTTTCTCCTGGTAGGAAAAGCATCTCCAAACTCCTGGAGTTCTTTATAAACTGCATCCCAGTTTCCATCGGTTGCATATTTTATAAACGATGGAGTTCTTCTATAACTACCATATTGAAAACCAACAGAGATTAAAACTGTGGCTTGACCTTGATCTAGCTCCTCGAAAGGAACTACAGGATCATATAACTCATATTGTCTTTGTAGATCTTTTGCATAAAAATGCCTGGAGCATTCGTCAATGTGATCTACTTCTTCTTTTTCTAAAACTAATGAATTTGAAAATGTTTTAGCTTGTTCTCCATGTAAACCAAAATATGGTTTTAATTTATTAATAATTCTTTGATCTATTCCTATAGCCTGGCAAAAGGCTTCGTCTTTTTCTTTTAAATCAAAACCACTAGCTATCGTTACACCAGAATTATTTGTTGGTTGATATCCTTGGCTAAGACCAGCACCTTCTAATTCATGTATAAAATTCCAATCAATATTATTCATCAAGCATCGCCAATACTAATAAATCTGGTATAATTTTTTTTAAGTTAAACAAAACTTCTCTACCATCTGCATCTCTAAAATATTCTGCAGTACCACTATTTGGATCTCCTAACCCTATATAATACATACCATCGTCAGCTGTTTCTAAAAATATACTATCTAAAAATTTACCATCATCATCAAAAAATATATTTTTTCCTTCTTTTTCAAATAAATCTGTTACAGATAATTCACCATCTATTTCAGTAACAGGCAAAACTTTTTTTGTTTCAGTTATGGTTGTATTATCTCCAGTCGAGTAAGTTTCAAATTCATATGTAAATGCTTTTTCTAATAGCTCTGGTGTTAATGCATCTTCTAACATTTCTTGCACTGTAGGATAGTCGGAGCTATATTTTGTAAATTGATAAGGTTCACTATTAGGCATATTTTGTGGTAATAAAATTTTCATGCCATTAAAATCTTGAAAACCACCATAATATTCGTTACCTCTTTTCTTCATACCAGCAGCTTCTTGTATAGATTGCTCATATAATTTTTGTATTTCTTTTTCACTACTTAATTCTAAAATATTGTTTTCGTTCAAACTTAACTTGTGTAAAAAAATTAAATCAGCTGATTGTTGTATCTGTGGCATTAAATTTTCTAAATTATTCACTGTAGATGTAGGCATATAATCAATTAGTAATGTTGGTAATGTAGCTTTGTCCATATGCTGATTAATAATGGCATGAAGATCGTCATCTCTTTTTGTACCCTTTATCATAGCACCTTTTAAAATAGACATGGTTGTATTATCCATTTGACCACCATTTGCTAAAATCATTAATCCAACATGAGTGTAGTAAGATGCCTCTTTTTCCATACCTAATTGAACAAAAACACTTTTTAAATCTTCTCTACCCAGGATAGCTAAGTTAGTTAAAACAGTAACTTTCTCATCATAGCTTCCTGTTGTTAAAATTTGTTTTATATTTTCTTTTTCTTCGTCTTTTAATAATTGTAATGGAACATTATAAAAATCTGCCACCTCTGATGCTTGTTTTTTTCTGTTGCTAGATGCTAGTAAAAATGCTTGTGGATCTTTTTCTAATAAGTCTAACTCTGTAAATTTTAATTCACCATCGAAACCCTCTGCCATGTTTAATAAATTATTAGGCATTTCTGTTAGCATTGTAGAATGAATACTTGCTAGACTTTCTTCTAATTGAATTAATAATTTTTGTCGAAACGGATTTGCATTTGGATCTTTTGATAATCTTTGGTTTTCTAATCTAACTCGATCTAAAGTTTCTTTAACATTATCGGGAGTGGATTTTTTAGCTTTTTGTATAATATCAAAATTTTGTTCAATGATTGCTAATTGTTCAATTTCTTTATCTAATCCAGGTAAACCTAATGCCTTTTGAGTTGCATCGTTCTGTAAAGCTGCCTCTAATAAAGTATTAAAAGTATTAATATTAAAATAGTCTGCATTTGTAATACTAGTAAAATCTCTTATTTCTGCTGCAATCGCATTTCCCTCTGTTTTTACACCAGCTACTGTTGCTTTATCATTTGTAGATTTTCTTGTTTCTGCAACTTTTTTTAATGTTACTAAATTTTGTGGACTTATTTTTTCATTATAATATCCATTTTCATAATTTTTTAAAAATACTTCTGGATTTTCTGATGCTAATAATTCTGCTTCTAATGTATATAAATTTTGCATTTGTGTTTGTAAATATTCTTCTTTACCAACACTTAATATTCCATCCCTATCTGCATCTTCTATCAATCCTACAATACTATTTTCTGCTGCTAATTTTTTTGAATTATTACCACCAGCTGTTATGTATTGATTAAATTCTCTGTTTAAATCTTCTTCTAATGTTTTGATGGAATTTTCTCTAATATTTTTCCAAACTGATGCTTGAACATCAACATAATTTGTTGTGTATAACTCATCTGCTTTTTGTTCTACGAGCTGCTTGACTACATTATCTTCTACCCCAGATAAAATATTATTCTTGTGTGTTGTAAATCCTTGTTCAAACATCGGTAATGCAGTGTTTGTATCTGGATTGTTTTGTGCATCAAACGTTAATTGATTTAATCCAGGATTATTTTCATCACCCTTAATTAAATAATCTATTAGTTTTGTTGCTTCTGTTTTTCTTTGTAATGATTTTTGTGCTTCATAAAATCTTTTTGATACTGCCTGGACATCTGCAGCTAAATCTGCGGCTGCTTCAAATGGAGCTGCAGCTGCTGCTGTAATATCGGGAACTGGTCTTGGTCTTGTACCCGTCTGGGATGTCGGAGCTGTCTTGGCTTTAAACTCTGGTATTTGTACCATTAGACTAACCCAGCATATTTGTTTATATACATAATATCAGATGCTCCTCCAAGTAATGTTTGTCCAGCTTTAAAATATGATGCAGTTCGTAATTGTCTACCCTGGTATCTAGACAAATCACCTTCCATCCTGGATATCACAGCTGCTTCTCTATAATCGTTTGCTTCAATAGATGAGTTATATCTAATGTTAGCTCTTTCTATTTCTGCTTCTGTTAAATAATCTTCCATGACTGCTAATGGTGTACCCCTGGATGGATCTACACCAGAAAAAGCATAGGCTCTTTCAACACTCGCAAATGTTTTTTCAAAATCTTTATTAAATCTTTTGACTTTGTATTCACCAATTTCAACAGATCTTTCTGCCTTTTGTTCATATGTTTTGGCATTCTGTTCAGCTATTGTTTGTTGATGTTTACCCGCTGCTTCTGCTGCTTGTCCAGCCTGGATACTGGCTACTGCACCGACTGCGGTTGATGCTGCTATTACTGCTGGTAATCCCATTTTATTATCCTTGCATATCTTATATGATCGTTATTTGAAATATATTTTTTCATTGTGCCTTCATTCTCTAAGCCAAGCCATTTTGCAAAACGATGACCAAGTTCAAAGTCTTTTTTAACAGCTGTTTGCAATCGTACAACTTTATTTTCTGCAATCAACTGTTCTAATCCTTTTTTCACAGCTCTTGCTGCAGCTCTAGGATGATCCCATATTTTATCAGATGCTAATACCCATCCTTCATAAACTTTATCCCACATATGACAAATACCACCCGATACGATGTATTGATTATTATAGACAGCAGTAAAGGCTTGACCAGGTTGTTCCAGGTTATGTAAATGATTTTCCCAGGCTTTATCTATTTTTACTGCTGGATCATTCATAATACCTCTAGTCATTGTTAAACCATGTTCTGTTTTGAAAGGAATAATGTTTAAACTACCCTTCATTTGTTGTAACTCTTGGATATATACCAATAATATTAATTGGTAAAGGCTGCGTTTGCCTTACATAAATAAATCCATCAGTTTCAAAATCTCCTCTAAATTCTACTTGTTTATCTCCACTAAAGGGAGCTATCGCTGTGTCCATCGCATCTGCTGAACTTCTAAATGGTATTCTTTCCATATTGTTTAAATCTGATCCTATTTCAACACCTACAGAATTTAGTAATCTTATTGTAACTTCGTGTATACGTTTCGTTTGACCTTGAGCTACACCTTCTGCAGCTCCCGCTTCTATTCTCATTGTCTGTAATAAACTGGTATAAGCCAATCCTATTTGTGCTTTTGTAATACTTCTATCCAAGGTAATAGCTCCATTAGATACTGTTTTATCTGGATGCGTTGAACCATTAGCTAATATAGATACTGTTTGTCCTTCTAAATGATCTAGTCCAGATATGCTTGTTGTAGCAGATCCACTATAAGCTAAACCACTATCAACAAAAAATGCATCTGTAATACTATCTCCATAATCATAGTTTGTTAAATATTCTACATATCTTCTTGTAGATCCATTAACAGTTCTTTTAACTACCATATATAAATCATCTTCGTCTACATCTCCTGGTATAGTGGCAATATTTTCTACATGAGCAAAACTATCTGAACCAAAAGAACCACCTACTTCATGAATATGCCATCCGACTACATCCTCTGCTCTTTGATACGTCAGACCAATTAACTTACCATCTTCTCTTGTTCCCCAAATAATACTCTCTGGTTCTTGCTGATATGATAATTCTTTAACACCAGACTCTGTAATATTCTCTGCCAGGATCGTCATATCGGGAGCTACATAAGAGTCAAAATCAAAACTATAGGTTAGTTCTCTAATCTTTCTTTTAGCTCTCTGTAAAAACATCGTAACATTTGCTACCTGGATAGCATCGACATTAGCTGTTCCATAAGATGTTTGTCTTTGAATTTGTATATTGGTTGGTGTAATTGGTGAAGTAGTACCCGATGCAGATACAACAAATTCACCACCAGTAGTACCCGCTATTAAAGATCTTTGTGCAGATAAATATCTAATTGTATTAACTCGATTAGAAGCTATCGTGTATGTCATCGCAGATGAGTCTGTAACTGTACCACCTCTGTCATCCTCAAAATCTTCGTAATTATTAACCCTAGAAAAAAATAGTGTTTGTGGTTCTTCTGATGTAGATGCAAAAACTAATCTCTGTTCAAAAAAAGTAACACATGATGGATATCCAGTAGTGCCAGAAAAAGCTCCTAATGACCAATCCACAGACGCACTAGCACTTCCTGTGTCTGTAATAATTTGCCAATCAACTACTGTTGCGGATGTATACCCTGTAATTTTACCATAACCAGATCTAAATTTTACTAATCTACCAACATCTGTAGATACCCATAAACTTGCACTAGCTGTCAGCGTTCTACCAGTTCCTACAGTATGAGCTGATGATGTTAGTGTTGTGGTTGTTGTATTACTAGATAAATAAGCACCATTGGTAAAATCTACTTCTGTTAAAGACCAACTTGTATGACCAGTCCTAGTGAGTTTTCGGACACTGTAATCTGGATGTACGAGATACATAATATCAGCAGATTGTGCAAACTTGATAGCACTTAAATCGGCAGCTGCATAAGGGGAAGTAATTTGATATATTCTATTAACAACACCACCAGAAGTGTAGGTAGTAAAACTACTAGAATTAACATTATCCCCATCAACATCTGTAAGTTCAAATGTGTTGGTGGTTTTGTTAGCGACAATAAAAGTTTTGCCATTAACTTCCACCATTCCACCGACTGAGCTAATAATAACATGATCCCCATTGTTATAACTATGTCCTGTTGCAGTTACAACTGCTGGATTTGCTTTGGTGATACCCGATATTGACACATTAGATTCAGTGATAATTCCTTTATCTTTAAAAAAACGAATGTATTGATTGCCAAATTCTAGAACATAAGTTTGTACTGTTGAAAATTCAAAAGGTATTAGCCTGGCTGCATTAGAACTATCTTTAACTTCGTGTATAAATCTTGTGCCTGGTCTACGACTAGCTCCTCCATGTGGTTGTATTGTAAAATTACTTAATGTTTTTGCACCATTATAATATTTTGTAAGATCTGTTCTTCCATCTAATCTCGGTGATAATTGACCAGCTGTAAAATTAGTATAAGCAACAGTTTGTCTTGGCATTAGTACCTCGCATTGATGTAGGTTGAGGAGTCTAATACATCAGCAGTACCTTCAGTAGCATCTGCGTGTCTAGCTAATCTTAGCTTTTCTTGATAATCTCTTTTAAGAGCTACTGCTAAACTTGTAGAGCTAGTAACAGCATAACATAATTCTGCTGCTAACCTGGCTACTAAACTTTCAATTAATAATGTATCGTATTGTGTAGGATCTGTTATCCTGGCTGAATAGATTAAATAAACAGTTTCTTCGTCTGTTAATATTTTTCTACCTTCAACTTTAAATTTTTGTCCACCATCCAGGTTTGATGATGATCCATTATGATAGCCACCTAGCGACAAAACCCTAACACAATCACTAGGTAACTGATATTGATAACTATATTCGTGTGTTGGAGTATCTGTATCTTGTGCTAATTCAACTCTTTTGATTAAACAATTCCAGGTATGTTCTCTAAATACTGCATCTCTTAATGGTTCATATCGTTGATTACACAGCCTAGCATTTTTACTATCTTCGGTCAGAGCTGTAATATTGTTTGCACCTAAAATATTCAGTGCTGAGTTACAAATTTCTACTACTGATGTCATCCTATTAACCAATCATGGTTTTTTTTCTTTGGTTAATATTGTAATATAATCCTTTTTTAGCCATTATTTTTTCTTTCCATATGATGTTTTTTTACCAGACTTTTTAGCATCTTTCTTGGCAGCTGCTATTCCAGTTTTAGTATATGGATATGATTTTTTTCCTACTTTTGGCATTTTTTTCTCCCTAAATAATATCTCCCATACATCCATTTTATATCATATTAGGGGAGCAAATGCTCCCCCAAATAAATTACTCTACAGAGTACATTACCCATGCAAAGATTGTTCCAGTAGCGGATGCACCGCCAGTAGTAATTAGAACATCTGTGGATGCTGTAGTTCTATAGCCTAGACCAGTTACTGCTGGTACTGGAGCGCCAGTAGAAGAACCCGCTAACATAGACTGAGATTGTCCAGCTACGTTCCAAGTTCCTACAACAGTAATAAATCTATCATCATCACTAGAATCGCCAACTTTAAGAGTAACACTAGAACCCAACGCATCACATTTTACGATTACATCGTGAATTGTGGCATTTGCTGGTATTCTTGCGATAGTGATATCAGAACCAGAAGCTAAAGAGGATGCCTCATAAGTATCGTGAAATACTCTGATTTTACCTCCCGCATTTTCTGATGATACATTGACAGCTGGTGTGCTGTCCATGTTGGTTATATTTGCACCTTTTACACTAGCCATTTTTTACTCCTATTCATCACAAGCGACTTCAACGACTTTTTCTTCTTCCATTCTGGTAGCACCAATGCTCATGCAATAGTATACCTGGGTAGAATAGCCTTTGTCTGATCTCTCATCAATACGAGCTGTTACATCCTTACCAATAGCAAGTTTGATAGCATCTTCTGTGAAAGCATAGCAAAGTCTGTCGTCAGTGTTAGTAGAATCAAAGCTAAGTCTTGTAGACATAATGAACTCAAAACCTAAGAATGAGTTTAGTTGTCCTTGTGCAAGAGCTTTTACTGTGTTGAAATCAGATGATTTCACTTCAGTAGTGTTCAACAAATCTTGAATTTGCTTTGGTGAACATACAAAAAATCTCTTGAGTGAAGGATCAACACTTGCATTGTCCATAAGATATTTAGCTTCTAACAATTTAGCGACTGTTAAGCCATCTGATTGCGAAGCAGAATAAGGCTTCTGTGCAGATGGTAGAGCTGTAGATGTACCTCCACTAACTCCCGTATTAGCTGTGCCGCCTAAAGCAGTGATGACAACATCATCCATAGATCTACCCATAGCTGCAGCTGCTGCTTTAGCATATGAGGATGTAGGATCAATTAACATTCTTACTTTATCTTGATCGTCTATAAGATCAGCCCACTCGTAATCCGCTAGACTTACCCTTCTACGAGAGTGGGGTGTGTCTAACTGAGGAGTGTCTGAATGTCTTGAAGTTCTTACTTGTGCTGTAACTTCTCCAATCTGTTCAAAGAAAGCATTCTTTCCTTTTACAGTTTCAACATCAACAGCATTTCTAAGTAAAGAACCCATTTGTTGTGAAAGCATAGTTACGTTGTTACTATACTGTTCCACAAACGCAGTGGTTATTTGGTTTGACATTTCGTCATTTCCTTTCTTAGTTTGTTAATATACTGTCGATAAATTATCCCTTTCGAGTTTTACCTTCATTTTACATCTGATAGATGCCAGTCTGTTCCTAGTGTCGCCAGAGTCCTTGCGGATTATTCTGGAATGATCCCATGCTTCATATTTTGGAGCATGGCAACTTCTTCAACAGCTGCTTGATGACCAGGATGTTTTTTATCCCAATAGGGAGTACCTGGACTCATTAGCTTGTTTATTTCTTTTTGAGCATCATCTGGTGTTAATGTCAAGTCATTTTCAGACTGTATACTATCTTCAGAAAAGTTATCAGCTAACTTTGCAAGTGCTTTTATAAAGATAGGTTCGTTGCCTAACAAATTTCCATTTGCTAGTTTAACATCCTTCATCTCATTTGGAAAAAATTTTTGAAATACATTATCTGCTTGTTGTACTTTTTTATCAAAGGCAAGACCAAAATCTTTACGCAGTTCTAGCTCTGATTCTTCTTTTACTTTTTGTTCATTATTAGTAACTGTTTCTGCAGATGATTTTTGTAACCCATCATAAAATTGCATAATCTTATTAGCCTGGCTAGGATTTAATCCAGCTGCGTGAGCTACTTTTTTAAATTCAACAACACCAGGATCATCTGCCTGGAATGATGAATTTTCAAAAGCATATTCATTAGGATCAGATGGTCTACCTAATCTGTCATAAACAACTTGCCAATCATCTTCTGTTGAATGTTTACCTGGTACTGGTATCTTATCCATACCTACCATACGTTGTGCATGAATAAAACTTTTTGCTAGATCTCCAGAATTAGTAAAATTTTTTAAGGATGGTTCTCCTCTAACATCTTCTGGTAGTGTATCTAAAAAAGTAGTTCCTGTATCTGTTGTTTGTGCTTCCGCCTGTGGCTGCTCAGATTGTTGTTCTCCAACAACAGTTGTCTGTTCTTCACTCATTTTTTCTTATTCTCCTTAATTATATTTTTAATCATTAAGATGACAGATCTCTGTCCTTCCAGGTATGCCATCTCTAATGCATCTTTGGAAAATGTAGTTACATTGTGATGAAATCTATTTTCAAGATCTTGTAACACCTTTTCTCCTTGAACAGTTCCAAAAGTAATTTTGTAGTCTTTAAGTAGTTCTTCTACTTTTTTACTGTCCACGATTTAGTTCTCTCACTAATGGAGCTACTTTTCCACCAGCTTCTGCTGTTTGCATATCTTGTTGAGCTTGAGCTTGTGCTTGTTGTGCTTCAGCTCTTTGCTTACGGATCTGCATAACTTCATCAGCTGATCTTACTACCTTGGATGGTACACCTAAAATATCTGCTAAGTGTTTAACCATCTTATCGGTGTCAATGAAATCCATGACTGGACTCATCTGTGCCATCGGTGTAACTATCTCTAAGGTTCGTAATATTGCCTGGACATCTCCTTGTTTCTGAGATCTTGCTAATGGTGATACATATTCAATATCAATAGTTTGACCTTGTAGTTCTTCTGGAGCTGCTGGTAATATTCCTTTCCTTAGTAGAATATTGAAAGTTCTATTAATTAAAGGCTGCAACATTTCTGATTGTAGTCTACCTAAAACAGGAGCTAACAATCTCATCTTTTCTTCATTACGTTGCATTACCTCTGTTGCTGTCATCTGGATATTTTGCGACATCAATAATTGATCTATATAGTAGGCTTGTTTAATAGCTGTTCTTCTTTGTTCTTCTATATTCAAACCTAGTGGTGTATTCGCACCAATATTTAATGGTGTGATTGTATCTCTAGTACCAGATCTATAAAAGTTCAATCCGCCTGGTTGTGTTCTTACTGGTAGCATAAAAGAGTCATCTGGTACAAGTAGCGGAGGATCTACCATTTTTTGTGCTGCTTTAATTGTTGTTTCAGCCATCTTGTTAATCATCTTAATATCAGCAAGAGCTGTCATAGATGGTGATCTACCATATACTTCATTACTAGATTTTAACCATCTGGGTACGACAAAAGGAAACTCTCTAAAACCAGATATATTAATAATCGTGCCATCATCATCGTAATAGATGGAGCTATACTCCATAGATTTATTATCTAGTTTATATGGATTAAGTTCATCATTAGGCTTAATACAATGATATAGAGTTACATCATCATGCGGTGATTCTTTTACTATCTTTGCAATTCTTTTTGGTAACTTATCTCCAAACTGCATATATGCAGCTCTCGCTGACATTTTTAATTCACGATGGATTGTATCAACAACACCCTGGTTGTTTTCCTGGATATAAATTTCTTTAATATGCCTGGTTGAAAATCTTATAAAATCTTTTTCATCATCTTCAATCATCATACAGCCAGTACCAAAGGCACACATATCTGTATAAAGTTCGTGTACTTCTTGTTGAAAATTAGATCTATCTAATGCCATATACATAGTTGCAGTACATGACTCTAACCATTCTTTATTTACTTCGACTGATGATATCTCCTCATCTTTAAATCTCATTGAAAACCAGGGAGTTGCTGCGTTAGTCAGCATTCCATGTAAAGAAGAAGCTAGTAGCTCCAGGCTATGGAGAGCTGTGCCATCAAATATTCTTTCTGTTCTTTTATCTCCCCTAGATCTAGCTGTTGTTACATCAGCTCGTCTTGGTAAGCAATAGTCTGCTACTTCTTGCCAATGACTTTCCCAGTTTTGTCTTTTCGTTTTTAATTGACTAAACTGACTTCTTAAATCCTTACCATTCATTATTTAATTAATCCACCTTTCTGATTTCTCTGTCCACCTAACAATGTGGAATAATCTTTAACACCCGCTTCATAAATTCTTTTTCTTTTTTCTGCTGCTGATTCTTTACTAATATCTTCTTTACCTAAAATTGCATTCATCGCCATACCTATTGGTGTACCACCTTTTTCTACCATCGTAGGCACAATCCCTTTTACCTTTTGTGGTTTCGGTGTGTACTGCATATAGTTTTTTGTGGTTGTACCTGGAGCAGAACTAAGAGGCTCTCTTAGATATGCTGGATCTTTTGCTTGACCACCAAAAACTGCTCTTGATAAATCACCCGCTAGTTCTCCAAATGTTGGTGCAGACGCAGTTATTCTTCCTGTGTAATCAACAGCAGAAGCTCCCGTTCTAAAAACTGGTTTGCCATCTTTTTGCGTTAAACCTTCTACCTTTGGTGATCCTTCTACAAACTGTATACCTCTACCATAGTCTGCTGCTTTTTGTAATTCTGCTTCTCTCTTTTTAGAGATCTCTCCACCAGTCATAATATTTTCCATAAGCTCTTGCGTCTTAGCAGCTCTTTCCTGGTTTATTTTTTGTGTTGCTCCTTCTGAACTCATTTAACCACCTAATAAAGTTTTCTTATAAATTTGTGGATCTTCTTCTACGCCTTTGTTAGATGTAAGAATTGTTTTTGTATAACCAGATCTTTTTCTTTGCATAGTTTGATCTATCATTTCTGTAGACTCGCCAGGTAACTCTGCTCTTGTCGCAGCTGGTACTGGTGGCAGCGGAGCTGGAGGTGGTGGTGGCGGTGGTGTCTTTGGTCTTAAAAATCCCATATCAATCCCTCCCTAGTGGATCGTAATTTATCCCCTCTGCATATTGTTGCGGAGGAGCTGTGTTGTCAAAATCTAAATCTCTTATTGCAATAGCTGCAGTTCTCCAGGCATCGCAATAATGACTTGACCAATCATGGACTGGTTTAGAAAAAGTTTTTAACTTGTCTAACCATTTACGATGATACCATCTCATCGCATCCAGGAATGGTTTACAATTATCTCTATCAATATATGTACGATTTAGCAAGAGTTGTCCAGCATGAATACCATCCTCTATCGGTAGCTTTGGACAAACTCTGATAGGTCGCATTCCCATACTAAATGCATATTCTTTTCTGGAATGTCCAGTAGACATCTCTCTATGTTCTATATCGTGTGGAAAAATATAATTTCTAATATTATATCCTGTTTGTTTTATATAATCCGCATAGTGATCTAGGCTTTTGTTATTATTGGAATAACAGTCAAAGACCATGATGGCTCGGTTAATTTGTTGAACAAATAATAAACTCGTATCATCTGATATACCTAAATCGAAATAAACATCTACAGGAAAACCAGGATCATAAGGATATCTTCCTATCTGGTTTTTTTCTTCCATCTTATCTATGACCTTACCATAAACCGCACCACTAACATTGGCTGTCCAGGAGCATTCAAACTCTTGTTGATATTGATCCTCGGTCATCAGTTTCCTAGCTTCTTCTAGCTCGGTCTTAGGTACTAAGTTTGTTTCACTAGCCTTATAGATACAAGTATACCAGGCGGGATCTCCTTTTGCTTTTTCATACAAATCATAAAAACTGTTCATTCCCGCTGGAGTTCCTATAAAGGCTACACTACCCAGGCGGTCTGCTACCGCTGGTCTGATAATTTCTGGAAACATTCTTTCATCCATTTGTGCATACTCATCACAGAATACCATGTCAAAGTATTGACCTCTGGCACTATCGGGATTTTCAGCACCAAACAATGTAACTCTAGCTCCTGTCGGAAAGTCAGCTCTTAATTCTGTTTCATTAAACTTCATGCCAGGTATCTTCCTGGAATAATGTTTAATATAATCCCAGGCAATCAATTTAGCCTGGACTCTTGTTGGTGCGAAGAATGCACCTCTAAAGGCTCTTTTTTTGCTCGTCAGAGCCGATTTAATTAAGTGGTTGATAGAGAAGATGGTCTTACCTCCTCTACGATGCATAACGCATACTGCAAATCTATATTTGTCTAATGCCTGGTGCAGAGTCTTTTGCTGTGGTCTAGGAGTGTATGGTATTTCTATAGTTTTCAATGGATTGTTTCACTCATAGATAAACTAATAATATCTGGTATAAAATCTATAGATAGATGTTCACAAATAATTTCAGCAGCTTCTAACATTTTTTTTTCACTATCAAATTTGCCAATTATAATTTTTACTTCTTTACTTTTATTGTCAATCAATACTTTTGCAGTAACGAGTTTATGTTTGTTCAAGTGTCTTGTTTTCCCATATATTATATATACTCAGACGCAGACCATTTTTTGGGGGTATATCAAAAAAAAAATCTGTAAAATCCGCCTGGTTTTCTGGGTTTTTTTTATATAATTCTCATAATACATATTATGCAACAAATATTTCTATATTTATCAACGTTTTTCTAACTGCGACAGAATTGACTACCATATCTAGTGGGTACTTTTGTTTGTATTTTGTTCTTTTTTACCAGAACTTCTTGTCGTGTGTGCGAGATCCGCTTCTTTCTCTGTCGTGCTGCCATCTTCCTTCCAAACAACCTGGATAACTGGATCACCTTCATTGACAACTGTCTGCTTATCACCGAAAACATTAACCAGCTTAGACACCAACCACCTGGCATGATGTAGCTTCTCTCTGTACCATTGTACCTTCTGTGGCTCTACCTCTTGATCCAGTAGCTCCTGGCACTTATCCAACCAAACCATAGCTCCCATACGTCTAGCATCTAATACTTTATCCTTAAACTTATCATCTTCTCTCATCCAGGTATTAACAGTAGATTGACCAGGCATTCCCTTATCTCTACAAATACTAACTAAAGTTTCACCAAGCTCTAGCTTTTGCAATATGTTCTGTAATATATTTTTTGATTTCTTCATCTGATTTATTTTTAAATGGTAATAAGTTTTTATATGCCTTTAGTTTCCCTTCTGGACTTGTAGCTCCATTACTTAATCCACCATGATACCGACAAACATACCTACCATTCTTACATAAGATACCTTTAGCCTGGCACTGTTTACCATCGTATTTCCTTTTGGCTTCACAATATATTTTTTTACTTGGTCTACCAACCATTATTATTTCTTCTTAAATTCTTTTACAATGCCTAAATGAACTGCATAATCCCATGCAGCTTTGCTAGTCTTAGGATTTAAATACAGTTCTTTCCATTTAAATGACTCTTGATAATTACCAGTCTTCTGGACATATCGCTGTCTAATTGATTCTGGATCTAAATATTTCTTTTTAGCACCATCAACGACAGCTCGGTAATTAGGATTAGTTATCTTTGCTATATTTTTAATAATATTATTTACTTCGTTCTTTTTCATAACACTAGACAAATCTGTCTTATCAATCTTAGTTAATTTATTAGTTAATTCATTAGTTAATTGGTCAGACAAATCTGTCGCCTGTTTTGGACAAATCTGTCTACTACTTTGGACAAATGTGTCTACTGTTATATTGTAGTTAATCTCATATTCAGTAGCTCTGCCAGTAGCTCCTCTGCGTATCTTGCGTAAAAAACCATATTTAATTAAACAATTAATACCCCTGGTTACACTCCTGGAATGTAGTCCAGTATCTTCAGCCAACCTGGCATGACTAGGATATAGTTTTCTGGTTTTATTATTTTCTCTATCTAATAAAAAAAACATAACCCGCCTGGCGGCATCGTTAAGTTCTTTTCTTGAATTTACCAGTTTGAGCAGCTTCCATTTTTGTATCATAAATGTTAAAATCAATCCTTTTGTGTATATTTAATCTGCTTTTGTATATGCTTTGCCGCCTTCCTGTATCTGTTATCTTCCCTTTACTGATAATCAAATCCGCTGCTAATACAAAATAATCGTCTGTTTCGTTAATAATCCAACCCACAGAGAAACAATCAGCCAGACCGATAGAACTAACCTTTAATTCTTTCCAGCCTGTTTCATCTTCCTGGGGATCTTTCCAATTAAAAATTAAAAGATCGGGATTAGTCTTGGAAGAAATCATTAACTCTAACCTTATTGCCAGTAGCCTGGACAATTTTTTTAATGTTAGTTGAGCTAGGTATCAATCCTTGACACCATCGCTGTACCAACCTGGCTGGATTAGAATGATCCGAAAAACCTAATACTTCTGCTAATTTTTGATATGTATAATTATATTTTGTTCTGTATTGTTCTAATGTCATAGCATAAATATCTATATTATTTTTTTTATTTCAACTTTTTTTATATTTTTTTTTACCCAGGGTATTGACATCATAGCATTCAGTGCTATATATATTATAGATGTTAAAACAAATCAAAAACGGAGGTAACAAAATGGCAAACATCGAACACCTAGTAGGTGAAAAAGTCAGAGGACATTGGGGAGCTGGTATCCCAGATGACTTTGGCAAAATTATTAAGATCGGAGATGAAGGTTTCATCTTGGTAGAGTGGGAAGATAAAAGAACTTTCCAGGTTCACATGATTGACTTTGCAAAAATGCAAAAAAACATGGATAGACCAGGTGTCTTTATCGAAAAAAATTACATGGTTTATGATCCTTACAAGGAGGTACAACAATAATGGGAAACTATATAGAAGTAGACTGGTACGGAGGTAAGAAAATAAAAGCATACAAAGAAAAATACTTGGATGAAAACTGGCAGCATTTTGCTTTTGCAGAAATTCTTTGGAAAGAAGAATGGCAAAAACAAGGTGCGGTAGACGAGGGAACTTGCTGTCTAGGTAAAGGTCTTGAGATCTGTTACATACCAAAAGGTTGCAGAAAACATCGCTGGAAAAATGTGGTAGATGGAGATCTCACCCAGGGTAATGTAGGAGTAGCAAAAGCAAGATACCCAGCGATGGAATACTTAAAAAAACAAGGCTTTGAAGTAGCCTACAATGACGGAAGGATGGACTAACATTGAAAAAAGAAGATAAGAAAAAAAATAAAGTGGTCTACAACAACAAACCAGATCCAGTCATCAGCATCAAAACTTACGAAATAGATGCAAACGGAAAAAGAGTTTTAAAGGAGGTAAATAATGAAACTAAGTAGAGCAGCTGAAGCAGCTAAAGCAGTCAGAAAATTGGCTAAAAAATATGATGTTAAATTAACATATTGCAGAGCCGCACATTTTGCTGGAGGTAGCAGTGTTGATGTTTATTACAAAAAGAACCAAAACCCAGAAGCGGTAAAAAAATTTAAAGAAGCTGCCGAGGTTTACAAAGCTGGATACTTTAATGCCATGAACGATATTTACGAATACAAGTTACTTGGTGACCATTTACCAAGAGTTAAATACATAATCATGCAAGAGGATTGGAGGTAAAACAATATGGATAAAAACGATATCTTAGAACAAAAAATGAACGAAGCCTACGACAAGGCTATCGACAGTTTAGCCAGGTACAAATTTGAAATGTTTGGATACTGGAGCAGCAGCTGGGTAAAGTACAACCAGCTCTGGGGAGAGTTTGGCAACAAAAGAAAACCAAACCCTTTTAAACAATTAGTACAAGAAGCCAACAAAATGATGGGAGGTCTTAAAAGAGTAGCATGATCGTATATCAAAATAAAGATGGTGAATACCTAAAGCCTGGAGGATTTACCAGGCTGAATGGTGGCAAAAGATTAAGCAGCCACCAGTTAGCATTACTAAAATTAAAGAAAGTAAAAGTTAAAGAAATCACTATGCAGAATGGAAAAAAATATTTTATTCCCGATAGGACTTGACATTATAGCATTAGTTGCTATTTATATTGTAGGAGGTACTCAATGAAAACAGTAATCACAAAGAAACCAA